TGATTAATGGTGATAGTTCAGCTCTAGATGCAGAAATAAAAGCTTTGGAAGAAAGAAAAAAAAATTATCCGTATAATCCTGACATTGGTGAAACCAAACCATCAGAATTAACAGATATTGAAAATCAAATTCAAGCTAAAATTAAAGAAATAGATGCTATCCCTAAGGTAGAAAAAGACAATACAGTATACTGGGAAGGATACTACGGCGGATGTAAAAGAACATCATACAACACTAAAGGTGGTGTTCACCAACTTGGCGGCACGCCTTTTAGAAAAAATTATGCAGGTGTAGGACATATCTACGACCCTGTACGAGATGCGTTTTACACGGAAAAACCATACGCAAGTTGGGTGCTAAATGAGGACACTTGTTATTGGGAAGCGCCAATAGAACAGCCAGGAGAAACTTTTATGTTTTGGAATGAAGCAACTCAAGAGTGGCTAGAACATCCTAATAAACCTTTTACTAGTTGGATATTTGGAAATAAAATTCCTTCTTGGAATGGATATTACGCAGGAGATGAAACTATAAATGATTGGTTCGCTCCAAACGAATGTCCTGATGCGTCAGACTTGTCATTAGAAAAACCAATATCTTCGTATATTTGGGATGAAGAAAATTTAATTTGGATAGAAAATTAGAGATGGCAACAACAAAAATTATACCTAACGTACTAGAGCTAAACCCAGGTAATCCTGTAAATGTTTTAAAAGCAACTAATGCTGTTACTGTTTCAAATGCTTCAGGAGCAAACAAATATTATTTTGATGGGGTATATGACGGGAAGTTTGGTCTTAGAATTGGCACAACAGTTCTAACAGGTGTTCCTAGCGGACATCCCATTGCGATTATAAATAACGGTAAAACTTCTCAAATATCTTATACTGGAACTACTAGCGCTGGAACGGGAACCGGACCTGATGGAAACACCTATACATTTTATTATGGCGATATTACTATAACCGTTAGTGCAGATTTTGGTACTGTAAGCTATTATTGCCAGATTCACGGATATATGGGAGGGCAAGACAATTTAGTTTCTGTTTATTCAGATGCAGGTCTTAAAATGCCTAGTGGTACAGCTTTTTCAGGAACACCATCTGAAGGAATGATGCGTAACGATACGGGACAAGAATCTGAAAGTTCAGCGTCTACCATGCAACATTATAATGGTACTGATTGGAAAAATTTTGTAAATGGACCTGACATAACACCTTTCAACGCTAGTGTACTCATAGTCGCAGGTGGAGGAGCAACAGCCTATTCTGCTGGTAATGGTGGAGGCGGAGGCGGTGGAGTGTTAGAAGGAACCTTATCTTTAACACCGAGTACGAATTACACACTACAAGTTGGTGCGGGCGGCACTATATCTGCTGTTTATGGTAATCCAGGTAATAACGGTGCTGATTCAAATTTTGATATGTCTGCATCTGGAGGTAACACATTTACTGCTGTTGGAGGTGGTAAAGGGGGCGGGTGTTCAATTTGTGGTTCAGGAACGGCATCTGGTGCTGGTAGCAGTGGTGGCTCAGGAGGCGGAGGTGGCGGTAGCACGAACAATGCATCTTGTAATTCAGGAAATTGCACTGGCGGCACCTCTTCACAAACAAGTATTTCACCACTTACAGGCTATGGCAATAGCGGCGGTGCAAACATATCAGGCTTCACAGGCTGCTACATTGGCGCCGGGGGTGGGGGTGCTGGAGGTGCAGGAACATCAATTACTTCTTCTACAGCAGGAAACGGTGGATCTGGACATATATCGACAATTATAACGACAACAATGGCTACGGCAGGAGATGGTGTAAATGCTATTGGAGAAGTTGTAGGATCTGATGTATATTATGCAGCTGGCGGTGGCGGAGGTGTAGACTCTCCGTGTACGGTAGCAGGAACTGGCGGTCTTGGTGGGGGCGGTAATGGTTCGCTAAATTCTGCAGCACCAACCGCAGGAAGCCCAAACACTGGCGGCGGTGGAGGCGGTGGAGGCTATGTAGGAACAGCTGGTGGTTCAGGAGTATTAATTATTAAATACCCAGACTCACAAACTTTGACAGTAAGTTCAAGTTCAGGATTAACACACACTTTAGATACTAGTTCAATAAGTAATTTTAAAGTTAGTATGTTTACATTATCGGGTTCTTCAAACGGAACAGCAACAATAAATTTTTAAGATGGCAACAACAAAAATAGACAACCCCAATTTATTCGACTTTAGTTCTTTAAACACAGCGCTTCAGTTGCCAACAGGAGACACAGCGTCAAGACCTTCTAGCCCAAGCACGGGTGAATGGAGATACAATAATGAGCTTAAATATGTTGAGTATTGGGATGGTGGCGCATGGAGACAGATAGACACTGAAGCACTCCCAAATCCTGATGACTTTCCTTCTCAGAACTTTAATGTAAACACATACTTTGGAACAGGAGCTACTCAAACAATAGACGCTAAGTTTAATGAGGCTGCTAATTTTAATGGGAGTAGTTCTCAAATAGAGGCATCGGGATTGACGGGAACTGTTTTGCCAACTAATGGAAATTGGTCTGTAAGTTTTTGGATGAAACCACAGGCTACAACTACTTCGGCAGTAGTGTCTTTAATGACTTCAGGAGGTACAGGATGGGCTGTATTTACGGAAGCCAATGTTGTACAGGTTGCTATAAACGGCTCCACCCCAGCTGCTTCTACAGGCGGGTTTACAACTGCTGCGTTAAATACCTGGATGCACGTTACTTTAACTTTTAATAGTTCTACTACAGTAACAAGTATATATTATAATGGGGGTAGTAGTGGAGCAGACGCTACAATCAATTCTGGCCCTAGTGCTGCAACAGCAGCTACATTGAAAATGGGATATAGTGTTTGGAATTATTTTCAAGGGCAAATAGATCAAGTAAGGTTGTTTAACACAACTTTAAGTGATTCTCAAGTAACTGATTTATATACTAATGAAACAACAACCACAGCTGCTACATTAAACTTCCCAGCGGGAGCAGGATGTATTGCTGCTTATCAGTTAGATGGTGACGCTTCAGATTTGTCTGGCAATTATAATGGTGCTACAACAGACATTGGCTTTACAGGTTTACAATTCCGTCCGGATTTTACTTGGATAAAAAATAGAGATAGCTCAGCTTGGCACAATTTAAGCGACTCTGTTAGAGGTGCAAGTAAAAGTTTATTTTCAAATGATGCTTATCAGGGTACGAGGGCTAAATCATTTAATAGTAATGGTTTCACTTTAGATGGTAATAATAATGATGTTAATGGCTCTAATAATAAATATGTAGCTTGGAGTTGGAAAGCAGGAGGAGCACCCACGGCAGACAACGTAGCTGGAGTTGGAAATGTTCCAACCTCTGGAAGCGTGAAGGTAGATGACGCTGACTCAACGGCAGCATTAACAGGAACAATAGTTGCAAAAAAAATATCAGCTAACACAAACTCAGGATTTAGTATAGTTCAATATGATGGAACAGGTACAGCTGGAACTATAGACCATTTATTAGGGGTTGTGCCAAATTTAGTAATAGTAAAAAGAACAGACAGCTCGGGCAACTGGATAGTGGGTTCAACAGAAGTAGATTCAAACTCATGGACAAAAATTTTACAACTTGATTTATCAGACGCAGAGGCTAGTTATACAGGTTTTAATGATACTCCACCGACAACTTCAGTTTTTAGTCTTGGTACTAATAATCCTGTTAACAACGGCAGTGGCAACTATATCGCTTACTGTTTTGCAAATAAAAACGGCTACCAGAGAGTGGGTAGTTATACGGGTAATAATTCAACAAACGGAGAATTTGTTTATACTACATCTGACGGAACAGCAACAGGAACAGATGGGTTTGAGCCTGCGTTTTTAATGATTAAATCATTAGCGTCTGGGGGCTGGCACATGTACGATAATAAGAGAAACACTCAAAACCCAAGAGATAATACGTTAGAGGCAAACGGTGATTTTGCACAATCCATAAGCACATCTAGGAATTTTGATTTTTATTCAAACGGTTTTCAACCAAAAACTACCAATTCAGAGTTTAATGGGTCAGGCGTAACATATATATACTTAGCCATAGGGGCTAATCCTGCACCTACACCTACGCTAGCTAATAGTTTTAAAGCAGTGGCGTACACGGGAGATGGTGTAAACGGCAGAAGCGTTAATGATGTAGGCTTTTTACCTCAATTCACGTGGATTAAAAATCTTGATGCTAACGAGTCTCATGTTTTGATTGACCAATTACGATACCCTACTAATATAATTAACTCTAACGAGGCTATTACTCAATACGATAACACCTCTTCATCTTACCAGTCTTTTATAGGTAACGGCTTTACTATAGGAAATGACGGGCAAGTCAACTCTTCATCTGTTGATTATATATCATACAACTGGAAGGGTGCTTCAATACCTACAATTAATAATGCGGGCACAATAACGTCTGTAACAAGCGTAAATGATGCCGCTGGATTTAGTGCAGTTGTTTATGAAGGAACGGGAGCTAATGCGACAGTGGGACACGGATTACAAACGGCACCACAATTAATTTTATTCAAAGCGGCTGGCGCTTCAGTGAACTGGGTCACATATAATGTTCATTCCACAGCAACTAAGTATATGTCATTAAACCTTGCTTTTGGTGATTATTCATCCGCTATTGAATTTCAAGACACAGATCCCACGGGGGGTGCAAGTGGAGTAATAACACTAGGGAGTAGTGGAAATCCTAACAATGCAACCTATCCTATGGTGGCGTATTGTTTTCACGATATTTCGGATTATCAAAAAATCGGGACTTATACCGCGTCAGGAACAGGAGATTTTGATGTTAATATAGGATTTTCTCCATCGTTTTTATTAATTAAAAAAACTTCTGCTGATAGCTCTTCTTGGTCTATAAGCGATTCAGCAAGAAGCACGGGAACTCTTCCTTATTTTGTATATAAAAACCTCTATGCTAACAGCAATAGTCAGCAAGGTGTTGCATCACCGCCATCAACAAATGCTTATGTACAGTATAGAACAAATGGTTTTGGATGGACGGCAGCTATGATAGCAGCAGGAACAAACCCTAATTATTGGGAAAGCGGTCAAACTTATATATATTTAGCAATAAAATAAAATTATGAACACAACAATTTTAATATTAATCGGATTAGTAGTTTTACTGATCGTAATAAACATAGCCGCTATATGGCTTACTAGAAAAGGTCTTACTAAAGATGAGAACAACAACATGATTCCTGACATTTTAGAGGAGAAGTTTGCTAAGATGCAAGCGGATGTATCACGACGTGTTGGTCGTGTCGGAGAGGAACTTAAAGACGTTACAAAAGCTATAAAAGAAGTAGGTAATCAAATAGGTGATGTGCCAAGCGCTATGCAAGGAAAAAACCGATCAGGTAAAAAATCTAAAAGAAAATGAATTACGTGCAAGATACCACAGGTGGAAAGATTAAAGTAAACTACATTTATGTTGAATCTAAAGAAAATAAATGTGACTGATATAAAAGTTTACGCTCTCACAGTTGGAGCTTTAGCAACGTCAATGACTGATATTGATGTGGTTCTTAAAATTATTGCAACCCTAGTTGCCATAGGATATACCTTGCACAAATGGTATATAATGCATGGAAAGAATAAGTGAGCACGTATCGTACAAAGAAGGTGTAAAGTCAAACACCGCTACTAGGTTAAACATCGACAATACCCCTGGCTCTTATGAGCTTTCCAATATGGGTATCTTGGCTGATAATCTTTTTGAGCCATTAAGAAAATGGGTAGGCGGCCCAATAAAAATAAATTCCTTTTACCGATCTGAAAATTTGAACAAGGCTATTGGAGGAAGTTCTCGAAGCCAGCATTGCCAGGGTAGAGCTATTGACCTAGATGATACCTTCGGACATAAAACAAATGCAGAGATGTTTGAGCATATTAAAAATAACCTATCTTATGATCAGATAATATGGGAGTTTGGTGATGATGCTAATCCTGACTGGGTACACGTGAGCTACGTCTCAGATAGTGAGAATAGGGGTAGATCTTTAAGGGCTGTAAAAGAAAATGGTAAAACAACATATCAAGTAATATGAGCAAACCAAAAAAGAAATTTGGTCAAACAGTTGTAGGTAAACTTTTAAAAGCTTCTGTAGGTTTAATTAACCCAACTCTTGGTAGTTTAATTCAAGGCGACATGTCTGTAGAGCAAGTAGTTACTTC